GTCAACACAGGTACATTTCTAAGCGGAATGACGCATCACAGCGCCCACCTAGGAAAGCTAGGAGAAAGAAAGAACAGAACGCAAAATTTCGATTTTACCTTCTAAATCTCGTTCCTCAATTTCGAGAGCTTCATAGGGAACGGTTCCTTTCTTACGATTCAACATCTCACCACGAGCACGTTGCAACCGATCAGTCAACAGAACCAACCTATACTCATTCTCAAACTTAGAACGATTTAGAATCTTTTGTCGAAACCTACCAAGTACATCACATGGGCATAAACCATCCATGCGAAAAGTAAGGTAAGAACGCTCACAGTCTTTACAGACTTTTAAATAAGCATTAAGCTCTTCACCATCTATAGTGACTTTAACAATTCCATCTGAGTCCGGCTCACCGTAAACTACAGAGGAATGTTCTGAGTACAATATCCTTGGATCGCACATAATCGCTTTCTTTCTTCCCCCAACCTCCTAAAGCTACTTCCTTGATGGTTGAGGAGCCCTATAGGGCTTCTTTTTAACCGGACCAGGGTAGGCAGGAGCCCTACCACGCTGCAAAAGAGCTGCAGTTTGTGCTTTGGTCAAGTTTGTAGTGATCTGAACATGATCACGTTGAACAAACTTTTTACGGTTTTGGAGATTTCTGACACTTGGGCCAGGGGGTGGATGAGATTGGTTCTGCAACCTACGTTTCATCTTCCTCTTGCGTCTGGATTCACCAGACACATTATGGAGAGAATCAGAAACTCCGGCTATAGTATTACCAATAGGACCACCAAAAGCCCGTGCAATAGGAGAAACATACTTAGAGACTTGATGAACAACATCATCAAACCATTCTCCAAGTCCGTTTTCCGCAACAGGAACACCAACTGGCATTGCTGTAAGCATACGGTCATAGAACTCAAGTGCAAAAGGGTCGAAACATGCAGACGGTTTAGCCATATTAACAATGCTTTCTTCGTCTGGAGTTGGAAATCTTTCAACATACCAATTCACAACAACTAAAAATGAACTAAATTCATTCAAGCCTGTGAACATGGCACCTGATAGATGATAGGGCTGAAGACCCCATCGGACATTCATCCATTGTTGTCCACCAGCACCGCCTAATAAGGCAGGTCCGAGCACAGCTTGAAAATCAACTGTTGCTCCAGTGCTAGCATCTAAAGGTGCAATAATAAATTGAGTGGAATCCGCGCATTTAGCAGGATTCGGACCATTCATGGTCATAACTAAGTAACATCCATCCTCTGCCCTCCAGTTCAAAGTTCCTGGAAGGAGTGAGGCCTCGGACAAATTCTTAGGGTGACGACGCCATTTCTGATAAGAAAAAGCTGCATGAGTGGTAGCTGGAGCTGGATCAAAAAACGTTCCAGTCTCAGGGACAATAGTAGGACTGTTCTGTTTATAAACAGTAACAGAGCCCTGTTTATAAATATCAGCTGTAGTGTCAGTTACTTCTACCCCCCACCCGACAACTCGAAATGGACCGGAAGTATACTCCTCTGGAATACTAAGAATATACTTCGTAGCAGAAGTTCCACTCTCAAAAGGTCCTATATCAGACCCATCATCAGCGATATAAATAGTGACAGGGGCAATTTCTTGATTGCCTAAGCCAGTGGGTGTAAAGGCATTGTTGTTCATAGTAAGTTGACCAACATCACCACCACTTCCATATGTCATTGGGTATGTTGCTAACTGAAACTGCCATTGGGCAGCAGTAGCTGCAGGTTTACGGATCGTAACCTGTCGTTGTACACGAGATACAACGGATTTGCCGACCTGTTGATCAGGATAACCATCAAAGTTCTTGAGGTTAAGATCATGAAATGGGTCGACGGCTGAAATCAGCCAGTCTCGACCTTGTGGGGATAGCTCGGTACGAGCTACCATACCATCAAGGATTTTTTGTGCTTTGCTAGCTCTACCAGCCATGTTGATATAGGAAAGAGAGTGTCTTTTCTACCTCCAACCACCAATCGCAGTGCAAAAAA